AAGGAGTCAATAGGCTCCACTATAGAGAAGATTGATGAGTTGTTGCGTGGAGCTAATCCGGATTTGCAGGAGCAGATGTCTTTTAAAGATTTTATTAGGCTTCTAGAGTTGAGGGCAAAATTGCTTGGGGAGGAGAGGAGTCCACCTAGGGTTGAAGTGGTTTGGGGTGCTGGGTTGGATCGTGCTGAGGAGGAGAAGGAGGAAGCATTCAAAATAAGAATCACTGTACCAGTACCAGTAGAGGTAGAGAAGAAAGTTAAGGAAGCAGGTAAGAAGAAGAAGGAGGAAAGAGAAGATGAGGTCGAAGCTTTGGACAGTTGAGGAGGAGGATATTTTGAGAGAGTTGTGGCTTAAGGATGTTGCTTTTAGCGAGATAGAGAAGGTTCTTAAGAGTAGGACTAGGATAGCGATAGAGGATAAAGTTAGACATCTTGGCTTGAAAAGACCAGAGGTAAAGCCGGAGATAGATGAGGAATATTTAGGGAAGTTGAGGAAGGTGATTAAGTTTTGACAGTTCGTCTTAGTCACGATTACGTTAGGATTGTGGCTTTGGTTTCTGATTTGCATGTTATGAGCAGGTTTGGTCTTTGTCCTGAAGGCTTTATTGCTACTGATGGTTCTCCGCTTTCTGAGGCTATGAATTCTGGACAGAGACGGTTGCTTGGCTACTGGAAGGATTTCGTTAAGACTATGAGGAATGGGTTGAGGATTGATTCGGTCTTCATAGTGGGAGATGTTTGTGCTGGGGTTAATCCGAAGGAGAGTGGTAGGTGGATGATGACTAGTGACTTAGATGAGCAGGTGGAGGCGTCTTTGAAGCTTTTGGAGCCTCTCTGTAAGAATAAGAAGGTTGGGGTGTGGTCTGGTTCTGCTTACCATGAGAGTAGGGATTGTCGAGTTCACAAGTTTATAGCTGAGAGTTTGGGTGGTAAGTTTTTTGGGGCTATTGCTAATGTGCAGTTGGAACCTTCTGATAGGGTTGTTAATGTGGCTCATAGGACTACTGAGGCTATGGTTTATCCTGAGACTTCTTTAAGTAGGGATATTATGTTTTTGAAGGAGGCTGAGGCTTTAGGTAAGCTTTGTAAGACTCATGCTATCATTAGGGGGCATAGGCATTCCTACGTTGAGATTCATAAGCATGATCTTCATTATATTAGCTTGCCTTGTTGGCAGGCTTTTGTTCCTTATGAGCAGGCGATAAGGTGGTATTTCAAGTATCAGCCGGATATTGGTGGTGCGGTGATGATGGTGGATGATAAGGGGAGATTGAGGTTTTGGCATTGGCTGTATCCTACTCCGCACATGATTGATGAGGTGGTGACTGGTTGATGAAGATTGCTAAGCAGAAGAAGGTGATGGCTATTGTAACTATAGTTCCATTCAGCCTTTGTCTTCATTTTTCAGTTCCATTTCCAGTTAATTGGGTATTCAGCTTTGTATGTGGGTTGATTCTAGGAGGCATCATACTTGAAGATTAGTAGAGCTCTTAGGCTTGAGAAGAAAGATTTCTATGATAGGGTTAGGATTAGGCTTAAGAAGTGTGTTGATTATGCTAGGGATGCTGATTGTTTAGCTAATTTTAAGGCTGCTGCTGCCATCTTTAGGGTGCTTGAGGAGTTCGGTATGCCGGTTGATATTACTACGCCGAAGGGTGTGGCTATTTTCTATCAGGTTCAGAAGCTTTTGAGGAGGTTGAATTTGTATTCTAAGGGTGTTAAGCCGGAGAATGAGACTATTAGAGATACGTTTTTGGATGCTTCTAACTATTTAGACCTTGAAAAGGAGTGTCTCTTAGATGAGCAAGGAGACGGGGAAGAGGAAGTCTGATTGGTATTCTTTTATTGAGAAGCCAATTCGGAGGTTAGTTAGGATTCTTAGGAGGAATGGTTTTAACACTACTTGTTCTTGTGGTCATTTGCCTGAGCCTTATATTCAGATGGAGTGGTATGCTGATGATGAGGTTAGTAAGCTTTATGATTTGTTAATTAAGAATGGTTATAAGGATTTTTCTGTTGAGGCTCGTTGGTTTTATACGGGTGTTAATCAGGAGAAGACTCTTACTATTATCTTTCATCCTAGGTTGCCGTTAATAAGGGAGTCGCAGATTAGGGGTAAGCCGGTTGAGACTACGGTGGTGGTGAACAGGAATGTCTGATTTAAAGCAGGCTTTCATTAAGTATTTACCTCATCCGGGTCAGTCTGAGGTGCATTTGAGTAAGGCTAGGTTTAAGGTGGTGAAGGCTGGGATTAGGTGGGGTAAGACTTTGCTGGCTTGTTATGAGACGTTGTGGGAGCTTGGTAAGCCGGGTGCTAAGGTTTGGTGGGTTAGTCCTAGCTGGTCTGAGACTTTGGTTGGTTGGCGTATGTTTTTGGAGGAGGTTCCTCATGTTTTGATGGCTGATATTAACCATACTGAGAAGAGTGTGAGGATGGTTAATAATAGTTGGGTTTGGTTTAAGAGTGCTGAGGAGTATGAGCATTTGAGGGCGGAGGGTTTGGATTTTGTTGTTGCTGATGAGGCTGCTAGGATGAAGAGGGATGCTTGGTTTGAGTGTCTTCGTACTCGTTTAGCTGATAAGCAGGGGAAGGCTTTAATTATTTCTACTCCGAAGGGGATGAATTGGTTTTATGAGGTTTATATGTTGGGTAGGATTAAGGATTCTGGTTGGGAGAGTTTTTCGTATCCGACTTGGACTAGTCCGTTTGTTAAGGGGGAGGAGATTGAGCAGATGAGGCGTGAGATGCCTGAGTTATTGTTTAGGCAGGAGGTTGGAGCTGAGTTCTTAACTGATCTTGGATCGGTTTTTAGGTTTAGGAGGAATGAGGCTACTCAGCAGATTGAGAATGTTAGGGGTTCGTTTGAGCCTCCTAAGTTGGATGAGAGGTATGTGGCTGGTGCTGATCTTGGGAAGCGGGTGAGTTTTACGGTTATTTTTGTGCTTGATAGTAAGGGGCATGTGGTTGCTTTTGACCGGTTTAAGACTGTGGATTGGAGTCTTCAGTATAGGAGGATTGTTAATTTGGCTAGTCAGTATAATAATGCTAAGTTGATTTTGGATAGTGCTGGGGTTGGTGAGCCTGCTTTTGATGAGATTAGGAGGATGTATGGTAATGTTTATGCTTTTGATATTACTGGGAAGAGTAGGAGACCTTTGATTGATAATTTGGCTATTATGATTGAGAATGTTGAGGTTACTTTTCCTGATATTCCGGATTTGATGCGGGAGCTTGAGGTGTTTGGGATTGAGAGGACTAGGAGTGGTTCTGAGTCTTATAGTGTTCCGCATGGGTTTAATGATGATTGTGTTTTTGCTTTGGCGCTTGCTGCTTGGGTTTTGAAGAGGCGTGGTGAGCCTGCTGTTTCTGTTCTTAATTGGTAGTTGTAGTGGGTGTGGGTGTGGCGGTAGGCTCTTATTAGCTAGTATTAATGTTCTTATTGTAAGGTTTGTATTAAGGTTTATATACTAGTTTATTAATAAGTTGGAGTTCTCGCCGTAGCATAGTGGTAGTGCAGCAGGCTGTAGCCCTGTGGATGCTTGTTCAATTCAAGCCGGCGAGATTTATAAAGAGGAAATGGAGAGGTGAATATAGGGTTTGGAATATATCGGGGAAGTATTTAAAGACTTCAGGATACCGATATACCTTTTTAAAACCCTATAGCAAACCAGAGTCCGTCTGCATCTGCCGTAGTGACTATTGTGATGATTCCACCAACAACTGGGAACGTTTCATTAATTACTGGTGCATTGGAATCTACAGCAGTCCTTTCACCTGAAGCCATGCTGCTTCAACGCAAGCTAATCCGGTGTCTACGTCTCCTCCAGTGTCACTTGCTCCGTTCGTGAAAGTGCCCCAAGCCATCTTTCTGGTTCCTATATTTTCCCTATCTATAAGGGTGTAGCTAAATGCCATTCTCAAATCACCTATCTACTTATATTAAGGGGAATCTTAAATACTTATCTCTGATTCTGGGAATATAAAAAAAGGGGGGGTTTCAACTTAGGTAGCTTAATTAGCTAGTCTAAGTTGAGGCTTTCAGATACTTTACAGCACCTAAAGCCCGGATGTCGTGTGGCATTAACTGTCCTGCCCAGACGTACATATGTCTGCTTTGGAAGTAGTCTATGTCCATCATGCTGGATGGAGCAGTCTCCAAGTAGGTGACTGGAACTGCAACTCTCAACTCAATCTCGTCTAGGTCCACCAGATAGACATTTCCTATATTCGTTGAGGTCACGATACCGGACTTGTTAGTTGATAACTCACCCGCAACGTGATCACATCCGAATACTGGAACTGTCAGACCATTAGAGATTAAGCCTCCAACTACAAATCCAGTTGCTACACCTTTCCTTGTGCTAACTCCATTCAAGGTTTGCTGGTAATCCATCGGTACGTTCAAGAACCTCTGTTTAGGATCGATGAGCCTCTGCATCTCGTTTATCGTCTTGTGACCTGTCACGATGATGTAACGCTTGTTCTTGGAGTACTTGATGCACTCCGCAAGCATATCATCTATGTATTCAAGTTTCAAGACACGAGCTCCAGCTGTCCCACCTGATCCTAACCACGTTGCAGTTGCGCATCCACCAGCACCTACACCGAAGGTGTCACCCGTATCACCCGATCTGTCCGATACTCTGGATGTTCTTCCGAAGTAAAGGTCTGGATCGTTGGCAGTGTCGCAGTATGAGGTTGAAGCTT